CCCCCGTTTAACTAATCATCAATAAAATCCCACTATAATCGATAATCAACTTGACATTTGAAACCATGACGACTATTAACAGAAACCAAGATCACGCACTAGGAGATGCTAGAGAGCATCCCACCACGCGTCGAAAATTCTTCGACAGAATTTTTCGTCGCCCGCGCTACGTAGAACTAACGGAACATAAACGTAGCTCCTCGTTTTCAAACAGAGATTCGGTCCGCTTCATGACCTCTTTTATTGAAGTAGCATCAAATCTCTCTGAACATTTTGAGAACTTTACTCACTCGTGTATTTCGCCCCCGCCCACCAATTCGATTGATGGCGGGGTTTTATCAGAAGTAGACGAGGAGTCTATCTCTTCCTGTTCCACTTGGAAGACTGGAAACCTGTCCAGAAAGGTTAAAGAAGAATTCATTGCCCTTACAAGCGATGGTTTTTACACCTTGGTCACGACTCATTATTCCTCTGACTTAATTCCCGATTATCACGTTTCTGACCAAAACGAAAAGGAATACGCTCGCTCAAAGCGCGAAGCCCACAAAGTTAGAGAGTCCAAGGAAAAGGACAGACGCATCAAAGACCAGCGCAATCAAATCTCCAGTCTTAAAGAGTCACAAAAACGGCTAAAAGAGAGACTCGCAGCTATTGAGAAAGAAGAGAGAGAACGAGAGGAGATTCAGGATCAAGGACCGAAATCCATGCCTATGCCCACGAGAGTTGGCCAGATCTTCTTTACGTACGTCGACTCGAGTAAATTGACTATGGAACAATTGTCTTATGCTCATGAGTGCGCTGATGAGAACATCGTCAGTAAAATCTCTCCGGAGTTGTCTCATCGTGACGTCATCAGGAAGATAGTAGCTTTCAGAGTCGCTTCTTCTACCCACTCAAGTATTTTGCACACCGAAAATCAAATCAGAGTCAGGGGATCCACTCACCGACTTTTGTACGAAAAATACTTTGCTGAGTTACCTCTGCTTTCTGAACACCCCGTTACGGCTCACAGAGCGTGGTATGAGAGTCTTTCGTCTGATTTGTCGACTGAGCAGATAGATTACTTAGAGTGTAAAGCAGTTAAAAGCGCTCCTTCGAAGTTGGCTAAAGCCTCTCTTACGGCGGTTAAACTTACAACATTTGCCATGGATTTGTATCATTGTAACACGTGGATTGAAGTCATGGTTAGTTCCGCTCGGATGATCATTTACACTGCCACTCCAAAGATGATGGAGCACATTTTAGCTTTGTCTGACGGCAATTTGCTTGAATACATGAAGTCTTTTGTTTCAAAGTCCGTGGTACAGACTCCTGAACCTGAAGTTCGCGATCAAAACTTTTTTGATGATTTGAGAGCTACTGTTCGTTCTGGCATTGGCATCGACGAAAAGATACAGGAAATTCCATTGGCGAACTTCATTGATCAGTTGGTTTGTTTGTTGGTCTTCTTTCATCTAGAGGCCGAAGAACCTCTTCCAGACAATGTTAAGGAAAACGTCGTCCCCTCTTCTAGATTGTGGAAGGACTTGGTTTTCAGAGCTACCAAGATTCATAAGACCGACACGTTGTCTCTCATCAGTCGCATTTCCACCGTCATCGACTCAGCAATTATGATATTCGAGACTATTGTGACGGGGAAATCGTACTTGTTACTAGTCAACCCGCTGAACATTAGCATCAGACTAGCGAGAGTGCAAGGTCTTTTCAATTCCTACAAGACTGGGAACATGGAAGTCATGATGACGGAAGGCGAAGGGTGTTCTCCGGATGAATTCGAAGAAGAAGTTTTGAAACTTGCCAAGGATATCGAAGACATTGTTGAGAAAAGAATGGTGAAACCGGTCGCCATGCGAGCCTACACGGCGTATTTGTCTACTGCAATCGAGATGAAACAGCACATTCTTGCGATTCGCAAGTCCCGTGCTTTGAAGCTTCAGCCTACCTTTATTGGACTGTTCAGTGATCCCGGGGTCGGAAAAACTGGTTTAGCATATGACTTCAGGTCGGTGTTGGAAATTGCCTTCAACACGGAGATCCTTGATCGTCACGTCTACGGAGGTTCCGGAGACAGGAATAAGTGGGCCACCGGTTTTACATCAGCAACTAAGTACATAGCCGTGAACGAAGTCGGAAACAAGAAGAGTGACATCGAAACAGGAGCAGAAGAATTCTTTAATTCAGCTAAAATTGCTGATACAACTCCCAACGAAATGCCACAAGCTGAAGCGGATATGAAAGGGAAAACGTGGAACTATTTGTTAGGGGGATCGTTTTGTTGCAATCAGCAGGACTTTTGCCTTCAGAAATTCGTCAAGTGCGTCGCAGCTCAGAACAGGAGATATTTGTATTTCAGAATCACTTGCAAGCCTGAGTTTGGCAAGATTCCAAAAGGCGCTTTTCACTACGTTCCGGACCCCACGAAAATCAAAATGATAGATACGCCTGAAGGTCAACTCCCTGATCCTGAGATTTACCTTATTCAAGAGTACACTTTTTTCGAGAAAAATTTGGAAGGGGACACTTCTGGAGACGCGCGTAGTGTGTGGATTGAAGACGTTGGAAAGCCTATGGAAGTCTCGGAATGGCTCACCTACATGTTGAACACTGTCAAGGAACGAAATGCAACCTGCCAAACGCACCTTGACAACATCAAGAAGAAGCGATCTCTCCCCAAGTGCAAAAATTGCGCGAATTTGCAAAATCACTGCCGGTGTTCTCAGTTCCTGCCTTGGAAGGTGGAAGTCAAAAAACCTCCCAGCGCTCTAGACTCCGTTCCCACAATTGAGCAAGTGAAACATGCCGCTTCTAGATTCACCGACTACTTCTCTGAGAAGTATAAGCAGTTGTTTCTGGTGTCAAATACTTCAATGGACAAGATCATCAGAGCTCACGCAGAGAATCGATCGGACTTGTCGCTCAAGGAGCAAAATTTGTCTGATTACGGGCTCATTGGCGATACGTGCGAACAAGTTTCCACTTGGTTATGGGCTATGCCGGTGGGAGTATCGCTCACGACGTCGTATTGGATGCATAGAGCAATCTCATCAGTGGTGAACGTGACTTTAAGACAAATTTTCAACTTTCGAAACTCAGTCATCGCTTTCTTCGTAGTACTGTGGTACACTTGGACGCCGCCGTTGGCTTTTGTGGTGTTCGTTATCATGTTTTTGTTATCATCGACTGTGGCGACAACTTCCGAGTATTTAGCCAGGGCTGTGACGACGCGCAGAATTCGAAATGGCGAGCAAGTTCAGTATTGGCAGAAACCTCTGACTGTTTTCCTCGGGGGCATGGTTGCTGTAGCGGGATTGTATTCGATCTACACCTCTTATCAAGAGTCTTTTCCGAAGAAAGAGAAAGACGACGACGATGAAATTTCCCAAGTCACGATCGCTGATAATGGTGGTTTGAAGATCGTCTCTTCACAAGATCTGAAAGACAGATTGACAAAGCCAGATGAATGGGAGAAGAGAGAAGTTTACGTTCCTACAGCCCCTCCTAGAGTTCGCACAGCCACCGTTGACCAAGTCTTCAACGTCGTCTCAGCAAATACGGTGATGATTAAAGTTCCGTTGGGGAATATTAGGGGTATCATGGTTTACGCCAACACGGCCTTAGTCCCTATTCATTCGGCAGAACTTGTGGAAAACCAGTGCGTTCAGATTCATCGCAAAGGATGCCAAGGTTCCGTACCGGCACACGTAGTTCACATTCGCAGGATTAAGACTGATGCTGAGACCGACATGTGCGTTGTCGTGTTCAACGTGAGACTGCCGATAAGATCAATCATTGACTTCTTCGACCACTCTTTCACCCCCGACACAAAGTCTGAAATTGGAGGATGTACCTTGTTTACTTCGAAGCCTCAAGTGACAATCCCGACGATAAAGACCGTTGCTACCACACGCAGATCTTTCGTCGGATTGTCAGCTCCTATACAATTTCCCACGGTGGATGGAGACTGTGGTTTACCATTGATTCGAAATTCATCTCCGTGCGTGGTAGTCGGTTTACATGTGGCGATTAAGTCCCAATCTTTCTCACATTGCGTTCTCATATCGAAAGCTGCTATCACTGAAGCCCTTCGTGACGTGTTGATTGATCAAGGAGAGAAGATAGTCACTCTTCATAATAATGTGTTGTTCGATAACACCATTTCCACCATGAAGAAACCTGGTGTGGAAGAACCTGGTCCCAGAGTGGCTACTCGATGGTTGAGATCCAAGGAAGATGATCAAGCTCCTTTTTCCATCACTCCTTATGGATTCACTAACGAAAGAATTCAATCCAAGTCCGAAGTGGCAGTGACAACTTTATCCGCGCATTTGGATGATGTTGGGTTAACGCGTCTGCACGGAGCTCCCCCGCTTAACACGAACAGAGCGGCGTCAAAATTCCTTCAATTGGCAGCCCGTAATGGTAGACCACGCCCTCCTGCACTTCAGCGGGCAGTAGTCAATCATTACTCTGACAAGATCGCAAGCTTGTTTAACAAACATTCGATTAAGCCCAGACCTTTGTCCGTTGATGAAGCTATGCGAGGAGTTTACGGCAATTCCTTCGCTAAATCCATGAACCTTACCACGTCATCCGGTGGGGGTTTTCCCGGGAAGAAGAGAAACAGAGTTGATTTTTGTTGGAATCCCGACGAGCGTGAAATGTTCGACTTGTTTGACGACGATGCTACGTTTTCGAGCGATTTGGTCGACGAGTGCCCGATCATTGATGACGCCACTGTGACTGATTTGCGGAGCCTGAACTCTGATTGCGCTGCAGTAGGCAACCATGAGAGAGTGCCGCGACCCAATGGAGTCTTGGTGAAAGAAGTTTCTCACATTCTAGCGGAGCTTCGAAAGAACAACTCTTGTAATGCCATCAATCAAGTCGCTCTAAAGGATGAGCCGATAGCTTTATCCAAACTAGCTAAGGGAGACTTTTTCGGTAGACCAATTACCTCATTGCCGATGGCCCATCACGTGGTCGATACTATCCTGTTTGGTCACATTCTTTCCTATTTACGTACCTTTGCCTTGGAATCAGGCTGTTGGGAAGGAATTTCTCCTTATTCGGAAGATTGGGCTCAAGTCATTTCGCACATTGCGGAAAAACCTTTCGTCATGGATATGGATACTAAGAAGATGGATCAGACTCAGAATTTCCAGGATGTCTACACTGTGTTTGAAATATTTGCACAGATCGTCGAAAAAACCACGGGAGACGATGAGTTTGCTTCTTTGATTCGAGCTAGAGGCTGTGATTTGGCCGTCCCAATTCTAGACTTGTTTGGTGAGTGGGTAGCTGTCTACATGAATACTAGCGGTAACAAGATCACGATCACTATCAACGACTTGGGTGGAGTCGAAATTCGTGTATTGGATGCGTATGTTGCTAAGCGAGTCCAATTGAAATACGGGATTTCCGACATGCCCATTTTACTGGAATTCATGGACCTTCTTCCGGAGTCTGAATTTGTCGAGATGTTGAAAGATTTCGATGATCATATTCGAGTTGGCTCTGTGGGAGACGATGCAGTACTGTCCACCGACATTGAAACCTTCGATCTTGACTTCATTTCCAGTTACTTTAAGAGTCGGGGCGTCACGATCACCGGAGCTTCTAAGAATGACGACAACACAGTCGGAATGAAAATCACAGAGCTCCAGATGTGTAAACGAGGAGTCAGATGGATGGAAGAAGCCCAGCGCATTGTGGGACCACTTGATGAAATTTCCATATTACGCTCTTTGCATTGTCGGCTTCCATCGAAAGAGGACCAGGATGTGATCGAAGCTAATTGCATGGACAAGGCTCTCGAGGAGTATATGTTGCACGGTCGACAAATTTTCGACGATCGGAAGGACAAGTTGAAAACCGCTGTGTTGCAAGCAGAGAGAATGGGATTGCATTCGGCAACCTTCTCGAAAACGTACGACGATTATGTGGAATCTTTTTTGAAGAGATTCCCAACGACCGATTGTACAAGAACGCCTTTTGATCCGTTCATAAGAGATCAAAATGGACTGACAAACCTGCAGGAAGCAAGAGTTGTCCGAGAGAGTTCACGATTACGGAAAGTTCCTTTGAACCATGGTACTTTACGCTTAACTCTTCTCGTTTGGTTTATGTGTACGGGCTTGATCCAGTCCCTACACCATAATTTCAGGATTTCAAACCAAAATACAAACACAACGATGGCTCCTATCGAGGAGCAACAACAAAACGTCAAGCTATTTCTTTCTGACAGTTTGGTGGACTCGACTACGGCTTCTCATTCTAACCAGCCCGCTTCCAGGACAGTAGCAACACATGATTCTAGTCTGGATATGATTGAACGCCCAGTGAAACTATTCACCGTAGCTTGGAATACTGGGGAAGCGCTTTTCACTGATTTCAATCCCTGGTCCCTCATGTTCAACTCGGATGTGATCAAGTCTCGATGTCAGCATTACCGGCACTTTCGCGCCAATTTGCGTTTAACAGCTACAGTAGAAGGTACCAATTTCCACTATGGAGAGTGTTGGCTCGTATATAACATGCTCAGTAGATCAGACAATTTCATCCAGTTTGCTAAAGGAAACACAGCCGACCTGGTAGAAGCTTCACAGAGACCACGCATATCGATCAAGGCTAGAAACTCTCAAGGCGGGGAATTGCTGCTCCCTTTCGTTTTCCCCCGAGATTTCGTTGATCTAACGAGTGCCGAGTTTGACGTTCTGGGCACTGCCACTCTTGCTTCGATCGTTCCTTTGGCGACTTCGAACGGTCTCGTTTCTCCTTGTCGCATAACAGTGATGGGAAAGTTTGAAAACGTCGAACTTTACACGCCTACCTCGCTGAAACTGGGCGAGATTGAAGATCAGAACGAGTTGACTTTAACAGATCCTCCAACCATGGGCGGTTCTAAGGAAGTTAGTCTTCAATCAGGCAGAGTCTCGACTTCGCCGGGAGTGACCTGGGATTCGAATGTCGACACATCACTGGCTAGTCTCGGCGGCAAAGAGACATTCATCGGCAGCACTGTCTGGAACGTGTCGGATTCAGCAGAAAAGCTTTTGTTCAATTTACGCTGTTCCCCATTTCACGGCATAACGACCGGGACCGGTATCGCTGCTGAACACCACGTGACACCAGCTACCTATGTGGGTCTTCCTTTCACTTACTGGCGAGGCACCTGTCGTTACCGATTCGACATTGTTTGTTCAATGATGCACAGAGGCAAATTGAGGGTGGTTTACGATCCGTGTTATTCAGTCAGGGAGGACGATTACAATCTAAATTACTCGAGTATCTTCGACATCGGTTCCAACACCGAGCACATTGCGAAGATCGGTTGGTCTCAGAACACCACCTACCTTCCCACGATAAACGGGATGAGTCAACTCGTGAATTTTTCGAAATCTCGCTATCAAGACACTCTACCGTACGCAAACGGGGTTTTAGCCTTATATGTCCATTCGAATTTGATCTCTCCCTCGCCTGACTTCGGGAGCACTGTTCTCATCAATGTGTACGCTCAGATGATGCCTGACTACGAGGTGGTGTTACCGAGAGAACCCCTTGCCGGAACCAGACCTCAGAGTAAGAACTTTCCGCCTCGTTTAGTGGTCACTGAAACGAATGATACTGAGAATCCACAGGAACAAACACCAGCTCGTCCGCTAAGTACGAATCTGGCTTCAGCACGCTCTTTGGTACTGTGTGAGGCGCCAGCCCTGGTATTCGGTACGGTTCAAGTCCCGGTAATCATCGCTGGCGAACAGATGAACGCGAACGTGTTAGATGCTGAACAAGCGGACGACAACTTCGAAAGACCCATCACGTCTAGCAACACTACTATCCGGATCGAACCTTTTGACCCGAGCACAGGAGTTTCATTTCAAGTCAGAGACTTTACCGCCGGCCCTCAGGGAATAGTATCCCGAGTCTTCAACACAGAGGATCAAGTTATTGAAGAAAAGATCACCAACTTGAGTGGAATAACTGATGTTCAGAATATTGATTTCAACTTTTCCACGGACGATTATGAGAACACGAGGCCCATCAATAAGTTCACTTTCGAATCCACTGCTCGCTTTCAAGTTTCGAAGATCAGACTCCAAGTTCCGAAGTTCCGCATTACTACTCTCACACCGGTGGCTTCTCTCACAACCGGAGCTATTTCGCCGTTTTGGACTTGGGAAGATGCAAACGGGGTTCTTTTGCCTCCCACGAACGACGTGTCCGGGCCGGTTACCGGCCAGTT